GAGGGGGGTCAGCAGCGTCAGCACAGTCATCCGCGTCAGCAACGTCAGCACGTTTTTGATTACGCGAACGTTGATTTTTCTGATTAATTCTGTTCTGTTCTCGCCGCCGCGCGATGCGCTCTTTCTCCTCGGTCTCGAGGATTTTTACGATCTGCTCAGCCGACATTCCGGCCGCGCGCAAGGTGGCAATGCTGATCACGCATCCGCCCCGCTGCCGTCTCGTTGAGGCGACCGTGGGATGGCCCGCTGCGTCGCCCGGTTCTGAATGCGCTCGCGGCGCTCCCGCGGTAGCTGGGCCATCTTCTTGGCGTGCGCGATGGCGCGGTCGAGCTCGACCATCTCGGCCCGCTCCTCGGGGGTGAGGTGGGCGCGCCAGTTGCGGGAGCCGAGCGGCTTGGTGCGCAAATCTGTCATTTATTCACCATGATGGCGGATGCTGCTTACGTCAAGCGTTTTTCGTGTGTAGCGCCCGCTCATTCTGCCGCCCCGTCCCGCGCGGCGAAAGGATCGCAGCCCGTCGCGGCGACTTGCGGAGTGCCTAGTGCTATTTTCCCAGACTTTTGGGCTGTAGCGAGTCCATGGCTATCTGGTTCCAACCGTGAGCGCGACCGGTCCAGGGCACTCGCTGCGAACTCGTAAGCCATCACTCCGCCTCCCGCCCGGCGGCGCGCGCTGCAAGCATGGCGTCGGCCATGAGGTAGGCGACCCGTGCATCTACCTCGCATGTGATTGGCTCGTCGCGATGAGCATCGCCGCTGACGAGCGCCTGCATCGCCAGGCCGGCGAACCAGTCGCGCAGATCCTTGGTCGCGCGATCGCGCTCGATGCGGATCGCTTCGGCGACTGCCGCGGCCGTGATTTGGGTGTGGATATCGTTCGCCACGTGGGCGTCTCCTGGGTGCATCAGGCTGGAGGGCGAGGGAGGATGCACCCCTCCACTCGCGCGCTCCGTTTCTCTACTCGCTGGCCGGCGAGCGCACGCACTATGCCCCGCGGGCGCGGGCGGCGCAAGGGGGGGCATGGCGGGGGTCATACAGAGGGCTCCTGGGTGGCAAGGTGGCAAAGGAAATCGCACGCCGGAACGATTGGTTGCGTCATCGGCCAGTCGGCCGGGATGTCGTCGATGAACGCTCGTTCTCCCCTGATTCGCGTAAGCCGGCAACCAATCTCACGCGCATAGGATGCCGTGCGGGCAAACCGATCAGGAAAGTGATGCCGATAGAGTGACCAATAGGCGGGGCTCGTGGCCTTCACGCATCCCGTTCCGAGACAATTAGCGTTTGGAAAGCCCATTGCGTAGGAGCGCGGCAGATCGATACCCCAGCCTGACACGATGGCGAGCGATGCCGACTTGTCGATTCCGCGCTCGATCAGCGGAGCGCGCATGGTCAGTTCGGGATACGTCTCGCGAAGCAATTCAAAGCGCTTCACATCGGCGGCATCGGCTGTATAGCCAAATATGTGGTGATCGGTCGGATGCTGAAATGCAAGCCGGGGCTTCACCTTCATCTCGACGGTGCACGGCGCTCCGTTGATTCCTGCCATGTATCGCCGACGCTGCCAAACGTCCCAAACATCGGAATATTCGTCGGACTGCAGGATTGTAACCGAGCAGTGAAGATGCCGCATGACGTCCGCTTCAAACCGATAGTTGTCAGGGTCTTCGTTTCCAGTCTCGCACCGGGCAATGATGGCGGTGGGGGTATCGCGCAGGACCAAAGCTGCCGCTACTGCGCTTGCAGCGCCACTCGACCACCATACAATTGTGCGGGTCATGCGGAGGCCTCCGGCTCGGCCCCGGCGAGCGCGGCTTCAAGCGCGGCAATAAGATCGCTGTGGACAATCCAGCATTTCTCGCCGTCATCGGCCTCGATGCCGAGCTTCCGAGGGCCGAACCGATCGAACTTTTCAGCCAGGATGCGACGTCCAATCGCCTCGAGCTGGTCGATCCGGTCGGCGGTCTCACGGAGCACGGCAGGATCGCAACACGTCCACTTCGGCGCGTAGCAGCATTCGGAGCCGTCATCACCGACACCTCGCACCGCCTCTTTGCGCAACCGCTCCTGCAGCGTGCTCATGCCGATATCGTCCTGTCCGTGATGCCCAATCGAGCGGTGACCGCCGGGAACTCGGCCAGCAGCCAGGGGAAATCCTCGGTATCGATGTCGGTGAGCAAGTTGCACGGTTCATCAGCATTGGATGTGCGTAGAGCAGCCGCCCGGTCGCAATCCTCGTGCGCGCGGTAGACCACGAAATCGTCGTAGGTGTGCACCTGCTCGCGGTAGCGCTCGCCGAGATTGATGCGGCTGCCGCACTGATCGCAGCGTCGCGTCTTGTGTCGGGCCGTGCGCACCTTGTCGCTCAGGATCGTCATGCTGTCCCCTCCCGCTCCGGCGCGCGGCCCGGTGATTGCAATGATTGCATTTTCATGCGGCGGCCTCCTGCGCCGGAGAATAGCGTGGCATCTGGATCGCCAGCAGCCCCGGGTCGGCCGGGTCGGAGAATTTGCACGGGCTTGACTTGTCGATCCAGTGCAGCCGCACCGTCTCGCCGGTGAACACGCCCACCATGTCCTGCAATTGGCGCGGGGAGACGCCAAAGTGACCGGCGCCCATCTGCTCGGCCGAGCAATCGACCTCCTCCTGGCCCGCCTCTGCGCCCGTGATCGACAGCGTGACCGAGGTCGGGTCATCACCCCAGGTCAGGACCATGTGGATTGCGCCCAACGCCACCAGGCGATCGACCGCCGCCGCGAGCTCGGCGCGGTCGAGCTCGATCCAGCCGGCATAGTTCGGCAGGATGGCCCGATGGTAGTCCGGGAATGTGCCGTCGACCAGCTTGCTGGCGTAGGTGAGGTTGCCGCAGCGCGCCTCGATGATCCGGTCGGACCACGTCAGGTCGACGTCTGCGCCGAGCCGCGCGATCTCCTGGCAGGCCACGGTCGGCACAATGACGCCATCGCCCGTGAACGGGATCTCCGTCTCGGGCCGCAGCAGCCGATGGCCGTCCGTGACGCAGGTGCCGAGCTTGCCGCCGATCGAATGCAGGTAGGCACCCTTGAGATAGAATCGCGATTCCGCAGTCTCAGCCGCCATCATCGGCTGCTTGAACAGCCGCGCGGCATCCTCAGGCGTGAACTTACATTCGCCGATCGTCTTGCCCGCGACCAGCGCGGAGGGAAAATCGATCGCTGGAAGGACGGGCAGCCGGTAGCGTGATTTGCCGCACACGATCAGCAATTGCGCCTTGTCCACAGAAATCGTCAGGTGCGATCCGGCCGGCATGCCACGCACGATGTTGTGCAGCATCTCGGCCGGCGCGGTGCAGGCGCCGGGCTTTTCGGTCTCGACGTCGATCACGGCTTGCATGCACTGATCAAAGGCGTGGGTGAGGACCGATAGCTCGCCGGCCGACGCCTCCAGCCGCGCATTGCTCATGATCGGGATGACGGTTTTGACGACCGTCCGACGTGTTGCCGCAAGAGCGGCGAGCAGGGCATCGCGTTCTGCTACAATCTTCATGACGCCCATCCGGCGATTGATCCAATCACTATTCGGCGATTGGGACGATTTTTCCAAATTAGACTTCCTGTGTTGGGGTTATAATCAAACAAAAATATGACACGATAGGCGGTTATTCTTTTCATAGCCGCCTCCCAACCGCATTATGCAGAGCAATCAGCGCGCGCTCGGCTGCCGGCGAGGGCGGGAGCGAGGCATGCAGTGTGCCGCACGGCCGCTCGACCAGATCGAGGACGGGGTGAACGGCGTCAGCGATCTCTCCGTCCATCTCTTTCATCCGAGCCTCAAGCCCCTCGATCTCGTTTTTGCATTCCTCGATCTGCACCTCCAGACCGGAAACATGCCGGAGCACATCCCTCACGAGGTCGTCGACGAACGACTTTCGTGGATTTTCCTGAAACTTCCGCAACCGCAGCGCCAACTCATCGCTATCCATTTCATCCTCCTGATATCGGCTGCAGCCGGACCCGCACCATGCCGGCCGGCACGTCCTTGACCACGACCACGTGCAGCTCGCGCATGTTGCGCCGCGCGTCGTCGGTGACGAGCTCGATGCGTTTGAGGTAATCCGCAATTGCCTTGAGGTTGTCGAGGTCGCATCCCTGCTCGGGCACCTCGATGTGCAGCGCGAAACAATCCATCACCGGGACACGTATCATTCCGAGCTTGACCCAGGAGCGTCCGCCGGCCGCCATGATTTCCAGGTCGGCCATCGCGTGCCACGCCTTGAGCTTCTTGTTGCCGCGCCAGTCGACTTTGCGCGTTCTGTTCACGCTCGGTGGCGCGCTAATGGTCAGCACGATATCCCGCGGCACCGTTGGCTCGTCCGGCGGGAGGAACTGGGCGTGCGTCGGGTCAATGGTCATGCTTTCCCCCGGAGCGGAGTGACGCGCACGCGCCGCACATGCCAGCCATAGCTGCGGAATCGTTTCCATTTGATCGGGCTGCGGCGGTTCACCCGGATCGACGGCGCCCAGATGGCTTTTTTGAGTGGGTCGTAGAGCGCGCGTAGCAGATGGTCATTGCGGCCTCGTGGGCGCGGGCAGGAGCGCCTGTATCTCGCCGCCCTTGTACATCGCAGCGATGCGTGGGCGCGTGTGCTCGTAGGCCGTCTTGCCATCCGGCATGACCACGTGGGCCAAAAATGCCTCTTCGAATGTCTCGATCTTGCTCTCGACCGACACGAGCTTGGCCTTGATGCAGAGCAACAGTGCGCGCCATGCCTCGCGGTTTTTCTTCTTCACGCGCTCGTCGTCGCCTTCGCCGAGCGGGATGTTGAATCGGATGCGGCGCGCCCATGTGCCTCAAACACGATGATGGCGCGCGCCTTCTCGCCGAAATAGGCAAAGCGGTCGGCGCCAAACCGCGTCAACGTCTTCTCGATCTCGGATCGGGTCTGATCGATGCCGACCTTGGTTCCTGCGGCATAGGCGGTCATGACGCAATCCTCAGGTCAGCCAGGACCCGCTCAATCGCCACCCGAGCCGCGCCTCGATCCGGCGGCCCATCCATTTCCCAATTTGAAACAGTGGTTTGACCAACACCGAAGCGCTTGCCGAACTCGGCCTGGCTCTCCCCGCGAGCTTCGCGGGCGCGGCGGATAAGGGTGGCTGTGATTTTCATGTCCGATGGTGTGGCAGATATTTTTTTTCCAGTCAACCATTTTCTGCTTGACACCAATTTCTGCTAGCGTATAGCGTATGGTGGCCATACCAGATCAACGGACCACCCGGAGCACGCAGATGACGAAACGCCAAGCATCACTCCAGGAATGGCTGGAGGCGATTGTTTTTATCGTCGGGTTCATCGCTCTCACGATCTCCCATTTCTGGCATTGACAGCGCCCAGTCGCAGCAGCAACCCCAGGAGCACGCCATGACCAAGCAGTCCAAGACCGCCGGCGCCAAGCGCGCGAAAGTAACGATCTTCGAACGGGGCGAGATGATCTCGTGCGGCTGCTGCCGCGGCCCCGAGGACGACCGTTGCTGTTGCCACATTCATCAAGATATCTCGATGGGCCGGCCGGCCAAAAAGTGCTCACTTCACACCGACCTGCAGGCCGCCCGCGAGCTGCTCGCCTCCATCGCGCCGGTGACGCTGTCATGAGCAGCAGAATTCCAGCAGCAGTCGGCAAGGTTGCCTTTCAGTTCGGACGTCTGATTGGCTGGCTCGTCGTTCTGTCTGCCTGCGTCTGCGCTTGGGTAGGAATGATCCTAGCGGCCGGCGCTCTCTTCCACGTTGGATGGAATCAGGTGCCATGACCAACAGCATCCTCGACGTGCTCCTACGGCAGATCGCAGCCAACGGCCGCGCAGGCGTGGTCACGCGCATCGACATCGACGACCTCGATCCGGACAAGCAGCAATCCCGCCGGGTTCGCGATGACCAGGCCGACCACGAGCGCGAGCAAATCAGGAACGGGGAGGGGTCGCTATGAGTGGAACCAGAACATTAACGGTTATCGATGTCGAGGATTGGTCGCTACTTTTCGATGATCAGCGCCTTATTGATCAGGGACATTCTACCCCTCTTAATCAGCTGGCCCATATCGCCAGCGGAACACCCGTCATCCTCCATTACGTCTCTGCCTGTGACACGATACTCGACAAGATGATCAGTACTGCCGGCGATGCCTCGATGAAGATGACGCTTGCCGAAGCGCTCGCCCTTTGCGTCAAGGTGAAAAGATGACCATCCTTCTCCCCCTCGGCCTGATCGTGGCCATTCTGAAATCCGTGCCGCCCTGCTACTGGATCGGCCGCGCGCTCGGGAGGGCGGCATGAGTGATCCGGACGCCGCCGCTGCATTGCTCGTGTTTCAGAACGCGTGCAACGAAACGAAGCCGTGCCAGAAATGCAACGGCAAGGGCTATCATCACGGGTTCGGCACCGACGGCCACGATCCGGATTGGTGTGAGGAATGTGGCGGTTGCCAGTTCGTGCCGGCCCATACGGACGAGCAGGCAATGGGGCTCGCGCTCGGCAAACTGCGCGCGGTCAACGCGGACATGCTCGCGGCGCTGAATGCCATTCAGCAGCCATTTTTTGCATCGTGTTTTGACGACGCGCTGAACGATATAATTGCGGCCGCCATCGCCAAAGCTGAGGGGCGCTCGTCATGACCGACCACTGGCACGTCATGCTCGCCTTCCACGCGCGGTTCATCTGCGCCGAATGGCCGAGCTACGGATCGAGCATGTGGGTCTACAGCAACAAATACATCGTGTGGTGCTGAGATGAAAGCAATGCAACGCTTCACGACTGGCGAGCAACCGTGTGCCGGCTTTCTGCGCGGCGATGCCGATGTCGCTGCACTCGGCCCTGGCAACCGTATGAACCTGCACCAATGCCCGAAGTGCGAGGGCAATCGCGCATGGTGCGACAATTGCCAGCGCGATCATCATGACGGCGGATGGGAGACCTGTAAGCCCGGCGCCTATGTCGAGCCGCCAGATCCCGATGACGACGACGATCCCCGCTGCACCTGCCGGCTAGAATCCGTGCACAGCGCGATGATCGACCCGCCGGAGATGATCCTGGACCCGTGGTGTCCGGTGCACGGCCGCCGGGACCCGGACGAGGAGCGGCAACGCGCGATCGATGACGCCGCGTGGGACAGAGATATCGGTGGTTGGGACGATGGAGGAGAGGACTGATCATGGATTGCCAACTGAAAGTCGAAAGGCCCGGCGATATCGAATTCACCCTGACGGTGACGATGAAGGCAGACCATTGGGAGAAGCTCCGCGAGCAGCTCGATAAGTCGCCACTCTCAACGTCGTATCCTGCATACGATTTACGCCATCATATCGATGACCTTCTCGCACAAACCCGCAAAGTCTATTGGCCGGCTTCAATAGTCACCAAAGAACCGGAGGCCGTGTCGTGACATGCCGCACCGCCATCATCATCACAACGGGAATACTCGCGCTCGCGTGCACGACAGTTTGCTCGGCAGCGCCAGCCAACAAGGACCACGGACCATGGCTACAAACCGGAGCGGTGACGATCGTCGAGCGACCGGCTACGGTCACCTCGGAGACGACGCGGCATTCCCGCCGCAGCATCCACAGGACACACACGCGCCGGCACGCGGGCCGCTCGACCTCGCGCCGGCATTTAGCCCGACATCACGCGACGTCCGCCCGCTTCGCAGCACGATCGGCGACAACGCCGCCACGGTCGCCGCTGCCAATGCCGCCAATTCCGACATCCAATCCTCCCCAGATCCAGACGACATTCTCACCGCCGAGCTACGAGCCCTCGCCGCCACCACAACTGGCCGTAGCGCTCTTGCAGATGGCGGTGGACCGCGGGACCTCGATGCAGGCCGCGCAGGACTTCCGGGCGGAGGCTCCCCCGACGCCGGCACCGACGCATTCGACCGCGCTTATCATTCTGGCCGCGGTGACGGCGATGATCCTGTTTGCCCTGGCGCTGGCGTGGCGGAGAAGTTTGCGCAAGCCGTCGCCGACGCATTCAGCAACGCCACGGCGGCCGAAGCTCAGCGCGTCGAGAAACTTTGGGCTGAAACGGCAGCAACAGTGGGCGAGCACCTTGCCCGACTGGCGAGAGGATACCAGGCCGACGTCGCCGCTCGAGACGCGGGAATTGCGCTACTGACGCGCGAGAACGAGGCGCTGGTGGCCGAGCTGGGCAAAGCGAACGCACGCATCGGCGACCTTGAGGCCAAGCTCGCCGGCGCCCGTGAAGCGGCCGACAGCATCCGACAACTCACCGGGGGAATAGCATGATTGCGTGGGTCTGCAGGAACAAGGAAGGCATCATTCGCGCCGCATCGGTCGTCGAGTATACCGACCCGAAAATGCTCGAAGAGTGGAAAGCGGACGGCCGCATTCCCGAGCTTGTCGATACTGTCGGCCAGCCTCTTACCATCAACGGTCCGCTTGCGGGCGATGCTCGCGTGTTGCGCAGGCTGACATGATCCTCGCCCACACCCACTACCGCGAGGTGCGCGCCCGCCTGCGCAACCCGCCGAACGCGGTGCCGGATCGCGGCATCGACCTGCGGCGCAAGCCGGAGCCGGTCGTTGAGGTGCTGCCGGAGGTCACGCGGGCGTTCTGGTGGCCGCCACAGGTGACCGAGATTGCGATCGACCGCACGCCGCCGTCCGTGGTCGACATTCAGATCGCCGTGTCGATCCATTTCCAAATCAGCGTGCTGGATATCCGGTCGTCTCGGCGCACCAAGGATGTCGTGCTGCCGCGGCATGTCGCGATGTACCTCGCGAGGAAGCTGACGCTGTCCTCGATGCCGCGGATAGGGTTTCATTTCAACAAGCGGGATCACACGACCGTGCTCCACGCATGGCACAAGATCGGCCGCATGATCGCCGAAGGCCATCCGGTCGCCGACGACGTGGCGCAACTCATGGAGCAACTTGGATGAGTGAGAAAAGAATGATCTTTCAGCTTTCGATGCCGTCCAACAATGCATGGAACGGCAAGTGGAGCGGAGAAGGCGCAGTGTATACGGTCGCCAGAAGGCTGTCCGCGACAAGGCTCGCTGCGCTGGCTAGCCGTTACTACACCTACAATTTTGGTGACGGATGGACGGCTGCCGTGACCGTTCGAGAGCCAGCCCCGCGCGAGAAACCGACCAATCGGTTTTGTGGGTACGAATGGATGATCGACAGCATCCTTAAGCACGGGAGGATCATCGCATGACCCGCCCCGGCATCACGATCCACCGCTGCCCGGCATGCGGGCGCATCCTGTGCGCGTGCCGACCCATACCGCCATTCCCGCCGGCGTTTCCCGATCTGAAGGAAACGGCGCGGCTGCTGAGTCTGGATCAACCAACAAGAAACTCGCCTGACGACTCTCACAAGTCCAACGGTAACGCAAACGCAAAGGACAACGGTAATGCCGCTCAATCTGACAGTCGGTGATGGCGATTTCACGCCCTTCATCAAATACAATGCCAAGGCCGGACGCTGGTACGTCAAGGCCGAAGGCGCGACCGAAGAGGTCGAGATCATCAATCCGCTGCTCGCATTCGACATGGAGCACATCCGCACCGGATGGCTGTTCTATCAGGAGGGCGCCGGCCCGCAAAAGGTATGGGACCCGTCACCCACCCAAATGGCGCCCCGCCCCGCCGGCCCGCAGAAGTGGAAGCGCGGCTTCGAGGTCATGGTGATCGGTAACGCCATCGTGCCCGGCTCACAGAGCAAGGTTGGGTTGCGCGAGTTCTCCTCGACCGCCGGCAACGTCATCTCGGCAATCCTGCGCATGCACGCCGAGTACGAGGCCGGCATGGCGGCCAATGCCGGCAAAGTGCCCGTCTATGCCTGCACCGGCGTCAAGCCGATCAACGGCGCGTACGGCACCAACTATGAGCCGACCTTCGTGCTCAGAAGTTGGGTGGACCGTGCACGAGTTGCCGACTTCGACACGGTTGTGTGCGAGCAACCGAAGCAGCCGGCCAACGGCGGGTTTGACGAGATGAATCCGCCGGTCGGCGACCTCGATGACTTTCGCCCTTAAGCGCCACCAATGGGCCGCACCCGTGCGCACCGAGTACCAAACATTTCGGGGTTGCATGCGGTGCGGCCTGACGAAAATCACCCATCACGAGGGCGACTGGCCGTTCGTGACGTATGAGCGCGGCAGAGACAATGCGCTCGTCGTGGCCGGCGGGAAGACGCCGGAGTGCAAACCAGAGGAGAGAAAAGCATGTGCCCAAACTGTGGAATGATGCATTATCAGCCGGCCGAGCCGTGGCGCGAACGAGCAGCTATCGCAGCAAAGTGCCCGTTCAATCCGGTGCACGGTGGCTGCTGCTATCCAGACTGCACGCCTGATTGCCCTGGACGGCAACAGACCCCGGTCTCCGACGCGGAGGTAGAGGCAGCGGCGCTAGCGCTACAGAAACTTGCCGGGGAACCGAAGGATGACCTTGATCTCTGCGGCCTCAAGGCATGGGGCTATTGGGCCGATGCCCGTGCCGCTCTGGAAGCCGCCGCAGCCGTGAGGAGGAAGGGATGATTGAATCTATTACCATAGCCGCATGGGTTGCTTGCGGCATCTATGCCATCGTCGATTTCGTGAACAGCGACCGCAAGGAGCCGGTGAGGTTTGCCCAGTTGTGGGCAATCATTGCGTTCGGTCCAGCCCTGGCCTTGGCCGTGGCACTGAGCCGCTTCCACAAGAAGGGAATCCCATGAACATCGACCAGACGCGCCGCAACATGCGGATATTCGAGCAGCAGTGCGCCGGGCTGCGGCCGGTGCCCAGAGCGCAGCGGGCGCGGGACATGCGCATACGGACCACACTGCTCGCCAAGATAAAGCGCGGCGAATTGAGCCTGGACGATTATCTGTCCGCGCTGATCGCGCTCCGGCTGTCCGATCCGGCGACGGGGCTGCGGCCGAGGATCACGGCCGATGAACAAGCAGCGGAATGACGATCGCACCTATACCGATGGCGATGATCACCAGATTGCGCACCCACTCGCCGACCTGGGCCTGGCCCGTGCTTTTCCCGGATGTTTCCTGGCGCGCATTCTCCAACGTAGAGAGCCGATCTGACACGTTTTTGATCTGCAGATCGACCGTCGTCTGCCGGGCAAATTCTGTCTTCCAGTCGAGCGCCATCTGCCGCAACTCATTGAGGCCATCGAGCCGCTTGTCGGCTGCGGTCTCGGCTTTGGCGACTGCCTTCTCGGCGGCGCTCATCGCGGCCGTCACCGCTTCTTTCGCCGCGTTGAGCGCGGTCGTGACGGCCTCCTGCTGCGCGTCGAAGCGCTGCCCGTTGCGCTTCTCGGCCTCGGCCAGCAATGCCTCGAAGTGCTCCTTGAGCGAGATTATCAGCCCACCCGCCGGCTGCATGACCATCAGGGCGGCAGGACTTCGCCTGTAAATGTGCCGCCGGGCTGCTCTGTATCATAGGTGCCGAACAGCCACGATCGCGTCATGATGATCCTGGTGGTCACGCGGAACGGGCCTGGCTTCACGCACGGCGGGATTACGTAGGGGCGCCCCGAATCCTGCCGGGTCACGGGATCAATCTCCGACTTGTCGAGCCGACCGACGCGCTTGAAGGCGATGTCGTGCTGCGCCACCGGCAACGCCTGATTGGTGCCGTCGCAAGTTGTCTGCTCGAATTGCACGGCCTTCACGACCGGCGCGAACCACTCGCCCTTGACATAGACCTTGACGCTCTCGCCGGCCTTGGCGGCGTTCGGGACAATCCACATCTTGTCGACGCGCAGCGGATCTGATTTGTCGGGCAGCGCCGCCCACAGCGCCAAGGGAATTGCAGCACATGCGGCGGCAAGCCAACCCCAGTGGAAATCCTTCACGGTGAATGTCCTCCGCCCTTCCACCAGTTCAGAAATGCAAAAGCTATGCCGGTAACTGTTCCGAGGATCGTTACCCATGTCGTCCTGATGCGCGACACGCGCGCGGCTTCCTTCTCACGTTCTTCCGCCTGCATCGCCTCGATGCGCTGGCGAGCCCGCTCATCGTGCACCCAGTCTATATCATCATAGTCCATCACGGGTGGATGAACACGGTATTGCTCGCCGTCGTCGTTGTCGCGGTGTCTTCCGTCCACCACCATAGCGTTCCCTTATGACGCGAGTTTCTGATAACGCTACGAACTACATTTCACACTTTGGCAAGCTCGACTTTTGGCCGGCTTGTGTCGACGGCTGCAGCCATCAGCGCGGTATCGGGCGCGACATCGGGATGCACGAGAATCTTGGTCACGCCGGGGAGCTCCTCGACGGCCTTGAGCTTTGCGGCCTCGGTGTGGCCGAGCATGCCCCAGACGAGCGGGATCAGGATGGGGGCCAGCGTGCCGATCAGCGCGACGGTGTCCTGGCCGAGCCATCCCCGGCCGGCGCCGTAGGCCGCGACCGCCGTGATGACCGTGCGGGCCGCGCTGAACGCTTGGTCCTGGTAGGGCAGCGGGCCGCGCTCAGGCGGCATCACAGCGGTCGGGGACATTACTGAGCCGCCAGCTTGGACCGGAGGAGGTACCCCTCCAGCGCCCAAATCTTGTTGCGGGCATTGTCTCGGGCGATCTTCTGGCCCAGCTCGGCATTGAAGTTCGCCGGGGAGGCCGCCGCGCTCTCGCCCACCACCTGGAAGCCGTTCTTGAGCGTCAGCGCGCATACGGTCAGCGTCGTGCCGGGAAACACGTAGTATGCTTCCCCTACGATCGTCGCATCGATCAGGGCCGGTGTCAGCCGGGGAGCATTCAAGCCCTTCTCCTGGATTTCTTTCTCGATCGCCTGTTCGTCTCTTGCCATGGTCGTTCTTCCTCTGCGGGATTGCCGGCTGCCGGCCGGCGCGGTCTAAAGGGTCTTCCTGGGTCACCCCGGCGTCTGGGGAGGGGGGTTGACCACCATGCCGGCGGCCGTGCTGGATACCGTCACGGTCGCGGCTGCCGGCGAGAGTGCCTGCAACTGGGCGCCGATCGCCTGGAGGTGCGCGCCGACGACGTTCAGCACCGACCCGCCCGCGGCGTGCGCGGCCTGGATCTCGGGCACGATCTTCAGGGCATCGTCAAGCACCGGCAGCGCGCCGGTGACGATCGACCGCCACGGCTCGGGGATGAGCCTGGAGAGCATACCGACGTATTTCTGCACCAGGGCGACCGCTGCCTCGGCCTCAGCGAAAAATTGCGTTGCGGTGGCGGGTGTGCCGGCTTTGATGGCGGCGGCAGTGATCGGAACGGGAGCGGTAGCCACGGTGGGTGCCTTCTGGGGTTGCGGGACGGCGGCCGGGACCGCCTCCCTGGGGAATGTCACGATGCCTTGCGCCTCGAGGATCTTGAGGACGGCCGCACAGCCGAGCTGTGTATCGACCACGTTGGGGTCGTAGACGTGATCCTTGACGTATTTACCCTTCGTGTAGCGGTCGGTTCCCGCCCACAGATAGGGGCTCGGATTCGGGTAGTAGCCCTGCCCGTTGAGCCGCTCCAACCAATAAAGGACGCGATCGATCGTCCAGTTGGCCGGATCGAACCCGGTGATACCCTCCAGGGTCAGGGCATCCACGCAGCCGTCATAGAAGGCATTCGGGCCAAGAAACGGTCCCCGGTCGATTGGAACGATCGTGGTGCGCTGATTGAGCGGCTGACCGTTGCCGAGGTAGGTGCCGAAATTCAGATTGCTCTCACGCAGTAGGACGCAGCCAACCATGGTCCAAGGCACGGCGGTGAGCTTCTGAACGTGTTCCAGGGCGGCGCGCGCTGCTGGCGCCGAAATCCGTCCGGCCGCCGCCGTCGCCTCCGCCACCTTGACGACGTGGCACGCATCCCACACCTGCCGGTATCGGGTGTCCCATGTGTCGTGGAAGGTGTGGAGCGTCATCTCATTTGGCCGGCTCGGCGGGCGGGGGCGTCAGCGTCTTGATCTGCGCCTGTGCGGCGGCGAGCTCCTTCTGCACGGCGATCAGGTTGCCGCTGCACACTAGCTTGGCGCCGATCTGCTGCAGAAGCTCTGCCGACATGGCCTGAACCTGGGGGGATTGCTCGGGTTGCGCGACCTGCGCGCTCGCGGGGCCACACATGCCTAGCAGAAAGCCAATGACGAAGGTGCGGATCATTTGGTCCTCTTCAGTTCGTCGATCTCACCCTTGAGCGCCTGGATGGCGCCCGCGAGAACCGACGTGAACTCCATGTATCGCACCCCCTTCGGCAGCCCGCTATCGTCCCGGGCAATCAGCCGCTCATCGACCGACGCCGCCTGCTCGGCTGACAGGCCAAACTGCTCCGATGGGTCGGCATCGCCGCCGAACTCTGCCTTGCGGGTGAACCGCACCGGGCGCAGCTTCGACGTGATGTCGAGCGCCTCCTGCGGACTGACCGCCCCGATGACATTCTTGAACCGCTCCGACGAAGCAAGACACGCCACCGTGGTGTCCACCGTGAACTTGCCGGTGCCAGTGGTCCAGCAGACGGTACCGGTCTGCGCCACGGACGTCGTCGTGATGTTGGGGACAAAGACCTGCGTTCCTACCTGCAGGCCGCCGATGCCTGGATCGGTACCGCTTGCCCCGATCGTCACGCCGCCGCTGTTCTGCAGTTGCAGGGAAATGGCCGGCGAGGTCGTTCCGTTCGGTGTGGTGTAGAATATGGATGTGAGACCATGCGCCCCAGGCGCCCATAGCTGAGACGTGTTGAAATTGACGATACCCTGAGAAGCGTACGTTGACCCATCCCATCCGTACATCTGAAACGAACAGATCGTTGCACCGTTGGCGGCAGCGGTTTTGCTGGCGCGCGTGCCTCCGGCATAGCGGCAGGAAATCTGATTGAAGTTTGTGCCTGCCGTTCCGAACGCGTCCAGCAGGACGTTGTTCACCGCGCTGTCCGCCCCCGTGACATGGAGATTGGTGCCGGCCACGGGGGCGACAGTAGTTCCGCTGTTGGCATTCACGGTCAGCAAGGAATCCGGCGCAGTGTCGTTGACGCCCAAAAGGCCTCCCGTCGCCGATGGCGTGAGAGACACCGTCCCGCTGCCCGATCCAATCAGCGTCAGTTTTGGCGATTGCACCGCGACGTTCGCCAACAAATTTCCAATGCCAGGATCGGTTGTCGTGCCGATACTGACGCCGCCGCTGTTTTGGATGCGCATCGCCTCGGTCAGCGTCGTCGTGCCGTTCGGCACGGTGAACATATTGATGTATGTGCCGTGCGCGGCATTCGTCCACGTCTGAGACGCGGTGAAGTTGATTGCAACCGCTCCGCCCGACGTGTACGCCGTGCCGTCGTAGCCTTCACCCGTAAACGATGCGAGAGCATCGCTGGTGGCGAGCGCCGTCTTGCTTGCACGCGTGCCGTCTGACCGCCGGGATGAAATGGCGTTCAGCCCACCGAAACTATCCAAAGACAGAGTATTGGTAGCGGTATCTGCCCCGGTAACATGCAAATTTGTTCCGGTGCGTGGCGCGACCGTAGAGCCTGTGTTGGCGTTGACGGTCAGTAGGCTGTCGGCCGCGAGATCATTGAGTCCGAGAAAGCCGCCGGTCGCCGACGCCGCAAGCGTTGCCGTTCCACTGGTGGCGCCGAGCAGGAATATCTTGCCCTGCTGCCCTGCAGTAGGGTTGCCGAATGCGCCTACGCCGGCCGCCGAAACGGAAAAACCCGGACTATCGTAAGCATTGATCCCCAGGGTCATGCCAACCAGATGGATGCCGTAGTCCGCCTGAACCCATGAACCGGCGACGTCGATAAGCGTAGAACCTGTGCCGAGACCCTGCACAGGGTTGGTCGTCGGACCGTACCCGAATCGGATGGCGTGCAGCGGACTGTCTCCCGCGGCACCGGAAAACATGTTGAGGTAGGCGGTGCATTGCGATGTGGTGTCGCCGCCGCATTCAAGCTGCAACGCGATGTTCTGCGTACACGGAATGCCGCCCGTGTGGCAGTTGGCGGCGATCTCAGCGCCATATGCCACCGCATTTGCTCGCCACGCGTGACCAACGCCGATGACGCCCGAGCCGCCGGAGCCATCGACATAGGAGCTTGTGGTGAACGCCCCTGCATTAATGTCAAGGCCAGGAACCAAAACGAAGTCCTGTACCGATAGCTCATTGCTGTACTGCGTCACGCCGGAAATATTGGCGGCGATCGATTGCGTGCCAGTGCCGGCGCTGCCGGCTGTGATCGCACCACCGCCGCAGGTGGCACTAACCTCTACCTGATTTGCTCCGAGACCAGTCGCAATAACGCAATATGACGCACCGACACTAAATCCAGATGGTAGCGTTCCCGTGGTGTAAAAAGACACCAGGGTTCCGGCTGAAGCTCCATTACCAACCCACGCAATCACTGGCGAGCCATTGGTGAACGTTACATTTGCGGTCTTGCCGTTCTCAGTGGCGCACAGGCTGCTGATAATCGCGGTCGTAGCCGGCTGATTGGGCGTACCGTATGGATTGTTGCAACCAAATCCGTCCGGCGACGTCTGTGCTGATCCTCCCGTAACAAATATATGTCCCCATGTATCCAGCTTGGTGTTGACCCCCAAAAACTCCCACGGATTACCGCCCACACCTGTCGTCGTGTTCAGGTTGATGGTCAGGCCGTTCGAGGTGAGAACGTTGATCCCGTCCGTGTTGCTGATGTTGGAGGCGAAGGTCGTGCTCCCCAGGGTGAGGGTCGACGTCGGACCAGTGCCACCAAACACCTGCGATGCCACAACCGGTGGATAGGTCTGCGCCAGCGCCGGGAAATAGACTGCCAGCAGAGCCAGCAGGGCAATGAGGTATTTGCGCATCAGATGAACCATCCTGAATTGACGCCGTCGTTGAACGGCGTGATTGTTAGTTCCTGCCGGTTGGCGCCGAGCACGAGCGGCCCGGCCCCTCCCTCAATCGTGTCGGTGAAGGTGAGCGTCAGGTTGTGCGCGCTGAACTGGCCGCCGACATCCTTGAACGTGAGCGGCACGCCATTGCGCGATGCAGCGAGCGGAATGGCGCAGGTCGGCGACCCGGTCGATATGTTGACGTTCAACTGTATGTCTGTCGCGGCAATCACGATGGGGGATGCCGTCACGGATCGCTGAGACTTCGCCCCCCCACCCAGGCTGGCAATCGTCGCAAGGCTAAGCCGGAAGAAGTTCTTGGCCACCGCGTCGTAAACGATGACGTACTCGTTGGCGTAGTTGCCAGGAGACGGGATCTGCAATCCTAGATCGACGATGTCGAATGAGATCGTCCACACTCCGGTCGCCGACTTGCCGACACGCACAGGCCCTGAGCCGGTGACGAGCGCCGGGAACGGGACCTGAGGCATCACGCGCAAGGCGACGGGAAGGGCCATTTTAGTTGCTCACATTGCCGAAGAACACTGGAAGCGTGCCGATGAACAATTGCCGCGTGTTCTGGGTGTCCGTCATGGTGAGACCAACGTTGAACGTTCCGACGCCGGGCTGTCGCCGCATGCCGTTGGATATCGTCTTGAACGTCGCCTCCGTGATGAAAATCTGGATCACGCCGACGCCGATATGCGTGATACCGGCCCCGAGCGAGACGGATAGAATCGGACTATCATCGCCGATGCCGCCCCAGTCGTAGAACGACAGATAGTCGCTGTTGTTGTGCGGTGGTCCGCGCCTGATCTCGAACTGGAACGTGAAACCGATCTGCACGACCAGCGCGCCCGAGTTGGCGCCGTAGCTCTGCACGTAGCCGGTCATCGTGTTGAGGCCGGTGCCGGTGTCGGAGATAACGACAAAATCGCCAGGCTGGATATTGAGGCCGACGCCGACCGTCAGGGCAAGCGCGGAGAGCTGCGACCCGATGGGGTAATCCGGAATGGTGATCGATGTTGCCGACGTTGTCGTGATCTGTCCGTCCACCACGGTCCACGCCGCCGACGTGAACGGCCCCGGCGCGGCGCGCGACGTGCCGTCAATGTTGATCGTGGTGGGCGATTGTCCCGGCCCCGCCGAGTCGTCATCACAGATCGCCACCGTGAGGATGAAATCCTCGCGGTTGGACTGCTGCGGGAGGAGAACGGGATTCTGATACATCAGAGTTTTTCGTACCAGCTACCGAGGGTAAAGGGATTCATCACATTGAACGCCTGACCCGAGCCGAGCGGGATGATGCCGCCAATGCCTGTTGTGGCCGACAGCGTCACCCATTGTCCTGAGGTGGCCCCGGCAGTGATCGGAACGCCGCCGCCCGCCACCGTGAAGTTGCTCGGATTGGTCACGACCCCCGTCCCGGCCTGCCCGATGATGGCGGTCGACGCTGTCAGGAATGCCGAGCTGAGATTGATCGCCGGCAACTGCCCCTGATTCTGAAAGTGCCCGCTCTCGCCGCCATTGCCGCCCGGCGTGGTCGATGTGTCAGCGCCACTGAAGGTCGCCTGTGACAGCCGCGTAGCCGCTCCGGCGCCCATGTCGTCGAGGCCAACCGCGATGCGGCCACGCCAGTCCGGCAGCGACAATTGCTTGTTGGCGGTGAAATCAGCGAGGCCGGTCGCCCCGCGCCCGCCGGGTACGTGACAATGCGTATTATCGCAGCTTGTCCACAGATAAATGAAGAGCGCCTGCGTGTCGGCATTCGCCCGCCCAGTCGCGCCGGAAGTGGCTGAGCCGATGGTCAGGCCGTTGAGCTTAACCCATCCGGTCAGGACTTCCGACGTCGGCCGGAATTTCACATCGCCGGTTGCCGCAATTGTGGTCGGGTCGACCACCGCCCCGCTGCCGCCGCCAGAGCTCGGGCCGATCACCAGCACGGTGGCATCGTACTGGACCACGCCACCCGAGTCGGTCAGGCGGACGTGAATACTGCCGTCGGCGAGATAGAAAATTGGCACGCGCGCATTGGCGTCGAGCGGCAGCGGCCAGGGGTTGGCGATCGAGAGCGCGGTGTCCTGAAAGCTGTCCTGTCTCGTCGCGACCGTGCCAGCCTGATAGAAATAGAGCAGGCCGCCGATCAGCGGCACGCCGCACGCGTTCGAGCCGGTCTGACAGTTGGTAAAGCTGAATTGTTGTTGCAGTGCGAGAGGGAGTGTTCCGGCCGCGAGAGCGGGCGATGACAGGAGAGCCAATGCCGCTGCTGCTATGCGCGCTCGCCATCTGGACATGCGTTGAATACCCCTGGTCATTGCTGCTGATCCTGCTGGTCGGCGCGGCCTGCTACCGGACCTTGGATGGCCTTGGCGATTTTGTCCATCGGAATGCCCAGATTGGACGAGAGGTTGCGGGTCGCGATGCGGAACGCCGCGATCCTGGCCGGCGTCGGCGACCCGAGCGTGACGGCCCGATAGGCGCGGGTCCAATTCGAGATGGCGGCCGCTCGAGCTGGGCTTGCGAGCCAGCGGACGAATAGGCCTCCGGCTGCCGCACCCGCCATCCCCACTCCGGTCGCTCCGCCAATCGTGCCGGCCGCTGCTGCCATGCCGAGATTGAGCGCATCCTGCGCCAGATCGAGCATGACCAGCACGCCGGCCGTATGCGAGGTATTGCGCTCGCTCAGCGCCGATTTGATGTGCGTACCCATGCTCACGATGTCGTCGAGGTGGGCGAGATGGGCCGGCGAGAACATCACGGCGCGCGCCTGCGGGGAGAGCTTGTTCCACCCGGTCACAAAACGCGCGAGGCTGAATTCCCCGGTCGCCGGAGCGTGGCCGAGCTCGGCCAGCAACGCCCCGCCGATCTGCTTGAATTGCGCCGGCGGCATGGAATTGCGCAGTTGGGCGAGCAGCCGGAGGTTGCCGCCGCGCTCCTTGCCGGCATTCAGGAGCGTCGCAATCGCACCTTCGCCGCGGGCATTCACCAACCGGTGCAGATCCAGATTCTGGTCCGCCAGGCGTCCGAAATTCTCCTCGGCGCGATCGAAGGCATTCAATGCCTGCCGCGGTGACCCGCGCGCATCGCGCTGCACAATCTGTCGCAGGTCGGTCGTCATCGCCCGCGTCAGCCGGTTGAAATCAGCCGCATTATAGCCAGGATGAGGAACCAGCACGTTGCCAGCCTCGCGAGCATCGACACGAGCCCGATGAGCGCCATTGAACGTTGCTCCTGCTGCCACGTTGCGGAATTGCTCGAGCCCGGCCGCCGGGTTGACGTGGCCGGCGGCGTGGCGCGCCTGCATGATTGCGGTCAGGGCGGCATCGGTCGCCGGCATGGTGTAGTGGCGTCCCTGCAATTGACCCCGCAGCGCGTTATAGCCGGCGTCGATCGCCTGCCGGTTGGCGTCGATGACGCCCTGCAGCCCGTGCCGGGCCATGACGTCCTGCACCGCGCGGCCGCCGGTGCCGCCGGTTTGCGCTGCAATATCCTCGACCGACCGGCCCGCCGCCTCCTGGGTGCGCTGCACCGCGCTTGAGATGCGCGAACCGAGCACCGGCAGCGAGGCTGACTTCGCCGTCGTGGCGTTCACGGCCGCGTTGTCGCTCGCGAGCCCGCGCGGGATGGGCGCCTCGAGCCCCTCCGCCGTCGCAGCCGCCCGCTGGCCGCGCGTCAGGCCGGCAGCGGGAGCCCGACCCAGCGCCGCGGCCAGCGGGCCGCCTACCGCGCCACCCAGCGCAGCCCCGCCGGCGGCTGCCGTAGCCACCCCGGACGCGTCCTGTCCCTCGCTGATCGCCGAGCCGGCCCCGTAGGCGCCGCCGCCTAGCGCCCCCGCGCCAATGCCCTTGGCGATGCGCGCGCCCAGCGATCCCGCCATGCCGCCTGGCAGGGGTACCATCATGGCGCCGCCCAGCTCGCCGACGGTCGAGGCTACCGGATGCTGCGCGCGCCCCTCCTCGAGATCGGCCTGCGCGGCGGCGCGCTCCTTCTCGTAGGCCGGCTTGGCGCCCTCGCTGCCCATGGCGAGCCGCGCCGCCCCGACGATTGGCCGCAGCCCCGGAACGATGTCGGCGCTGGCAGGCAGCCCGGACGCATCGGCGGCCCCTGAGAGCGCCGGCGCGAGCCCGAACGTCATCCCCTGTAGCGCGCCGGTCAGTGCCGCATGCGCGGTCGACACCGGATGCTCCGGCGTCATGTCGGGGTGTTCGGCCGTGAAGCCGGCCGCCGACCACGGATCGCCCGCCGTGTCGGTGGCCGGCGTGGTCGTGCCGTGCGGCGGCGCGGTGGTGAACCCGGCCGCGTCCCACGGGTCGGCCGGCGGCGTTGGCTTGTCCGTGTAGCCGGACGGGTGGACGATCGTGGTCGGCCGCTGCGGCCCCCAATTGACCTTCGGCAGGTCGATCGGCGGTAGCCCCGGCTCATTGCCGGTCCCGTACGCGATGGTTGCAGCGTCAGGGGGCATAGACGATCCTTCCGTCCGGCGTGCGCACCGGGTCGCCTTTCTTCAGCCCAGCGGCGTGTGCCTCCTGCGGTGTCTTAAATGTCGGTGCGCCGAGCACGCGCGGGTCGGCGCTCTCCTGCGGCGTCAGGACAGGATGGGTCGACATCCAATCGCGCAAACCCTTCTCGAAATTGTCGTCAAGCATTCCCGGCCGTGCGGGCGGACCGCCCTGGGTAAATTCAGGTGGCAACCCCTGCATTTTCCCTTGTTTGTAGGATGTCGCGAAGTCGGCGATCTGGACGTTGCGCTTCAGGCTGCGGTCGTTCAGCTCGGCAAGCGAGCGCAGCCCCGTCGGCGAGTTGTCGAGCGTACCGGACGCCTTCTCGATCTGCTGAATTTGCGCCGTGAAGATGCGCGAGGACGAGCTTCCCATCTCCTGCGCGGCCGCCTTCATATTGTCGACCATGTGCAGCATGTTGGCGTTGAGCACCTTGGCGTAGAGCTCCATCGGCGCCGCGGAGCCCGCGAGCGACGGCACCGTGCGCTTCAAGAACAGTGCCGCCTTGTCGGCCGGCCCCGAATAGAAATCCGGATTGTTGGTCAAATCCTTCTGCAGCTTCACATTGTCGGCCATGCCCGCGCTCGAATTGCCGAGCGATTGGATGCCGGAGAACAGCGCCTCCGAATGCTTGATGTCGGACGCCTGCATGCCCTTCTGGGCTTCGAAGCCGAGCACCGCCGGGTCGCGAGCGTTCTTGCCCTCCGGCGTCAATTCATTGTCCTTGGCAATCGCATCCATCACCGGCTTGATGCGCTGCATCATAAGCTCGGCAGCCTTGGGATTCAGTTGCCCCACCTGGGTCGCACGCGCGGCGACCGCGTCGACATAACCCTGCGGGTTGCTGCGATACTGCGGCGGCACGAGCGCGGAGGCCGAGCCGAGCGACGGGCCGCCGGGCTGTTGCGGGGCGGCTTGCGCCTGCTGCTGCGGTGGCACACCGGCCGTCTGCCCGTTTGGGATGACACCACCATTGGCCGAGCGGATGTATGCCTGCACGGTCGGATCGTTCGGGTCGACCGGCTTGCCAGGGTCGATGCCGAGCTTGCTCGCCAGCGCGGTCATCACGCGGCCGGCAACCGCCGGGTCCTGGATCTGAGATTGCACCACGTTCGCCAGCGTCGTCGGGTTGGTCGCCTCGTTGGACGAGGGCTGCATCGGCGGCGCAACCGGGCCGGGCTGCGGCTGTGCACCGACCCCCTGTTGCGGCGCAGGTTGTGCCGACGCGCCGGGCTGCTGCGGCTGCGGCGCATTGCCCGAGATGACGTTGGCGTTGCCCTGCCCGATCTGCTGATTGATCAGTTGCGGGATGAGGCTCTGCGCCGCGTCGGCACCACCGATCTTGGCCAGCTTGTCGGCCATCGCGCCGATATCGATATTGCCACTCTGGTCGCGCGGCAAACCATCCTGAAAGGCGGTCTGCAGCGCGCGCGTGCGTTGGTACTGCTGGCCCTGCTGATAGTCCTTGCCGAGATTTCCGATTGACGAAAAATCCATGAGCGGCGCGGCGTAGGAGACGCCACCCGGAGCATTGCCGACCATGTAATCAGATGCGCCGGCCATCAGCGAAACATCCCGAACAGGTTGGCGCCGAGACTGCCGACGCTCTTGAGCGCGTTGAGCGAGTTCGCCGACGCATTCAGTCCGGCAAGGTCAGCATTGGCATTTGCGTTGCCGATGCTCGTCTGCGCACCGTACGCCGCGTTGCCCTGGCCCATACTGTTGGCGTTCAACTGATTGCCGAGGCCGGCGCTCAGCGTACCGATGCCGCCCGCCGCCGAGTTCGCCGCGCCCATGTAGGGCTGCAAATTCTGCACGTATTGGTTCCAGCCCTGATTGGCGAGGCCCTGTCCGTAGGTCTGCAGGTCGAGGTTGGTCTTGCCCGAGTTCAACTGCCCGGTCGCCGCCTGGTTGGCCAGAATGTTGGCGTTGCCCTGCTGCAACTGGAACTGATAGCCGGGATTGTTCTGGAATCCCTGCACAGCCTGTGCGTTGCCGGCCGCGCCGTTGAGCCCGAGCGCATTGCCGAGCTGCTGCGTGCCGCCGGCAGCCTGCTGATAGTTCTGCTGGAACGGCTGGAGCCCCTGCGTATAATTCTGCTGGAGCTGCTGCTGGCCCTGATTGAACAGGCTGGAGAGCTGCCCATAGCCCTGGTTGATGCCCTGGGTCTGCGCGGCCGCGGCGGCCTGCTGGTCGCCTGTGCCAAATATGTCGAATAAACCCATACCATAGTACCTTTTATGGGTTAAACCCTGCCGCAACCATCGCGGGCAACGTTGCGACGCTGAAGGTACACGAGATCGGCACGGTTTGCGACAAGGCGGCCGTCAGGCTCGCCGAGGTATAGGCCACAACGCCCGATGTGGCGAAAACGTCCTGGGTAAGCCCGGTCCAGGCCGCGCTGGCGCCCGCCTGCGACACCGCCCCGGCGATCACCACGCCGCCCCCGTTGACCGTCACGCTATCGGTAAGCGGCGTCGCCGTCGAGCTCGCGGTCTGCGCCGGTGTAAGCGACGAGAGGCCGTAGATCGCATAGAGCATGATTCGGCAGGAGAACGAGCCGGCGACGCTCACCACCACGTTGCCGGTTGCCCCGGTCGGCACCGAGGCCATCCACAGGCCGATGCGGTCGTTGCCGTTGAGGACTGCCACCACCTCGGTGGCCGCCACGCCGCCGATCGTCACCGAGGTCGGGATATTGCCGACGCCGCTGATGGTCGAAACGAAGCATGCCATCGAGCGATTGGGCGCCGCCGCACCGAACGATATGCCGGAGGCGGTGAACGACCCGGTGGCCGACGTCGTGCCGGCATTGCCGGTGAACACCTGCGTCAGCGCCGCATTGCCACCGGGGAATGGTGCGCCGAATGCCATCACTGCATCGCCTTGACCAGATAGGCGCTGTTGCCGCCGAATCCGTAGATGAAGATCACGAACGCGTGCCCGTTCACCGTATCCAACGCATCGCCGGCCCACTGCTTGGTGAATCCGCTGAACGCAATCGCGCCGGCCGAGGCGCCATTCGAGACGAAAAGCTCGACGTCGCCCACCTCGGCCGTAGCCGCAATGGTGAACGCACCGTTGTTGGTCACGCTCTGCTTCAGGCTTGAGGACGGATTCGGCGTGATTGTGCCGCTGCCCGTGCCGAACGGAAACACCGTCTCGTTGAAGCCGGCGAGCAGCGTTTGCTTGGCCGCCACCGTGAGTACTGCATTGCCGTTGACCGATACCGCAGGAAAATTGCCCCCGCGCAGGAATGCGTCAAGCGACGAGAGGTACTGCGCATGCTGCTGCGATGTCGCCCCGCCCGCGCCGGTGATCGCGACATTCGGCGGCGGCAGCGGAGCGAGGATAGGGGCGTTAGCCATCAGGCACCCACCTCGGCCGGATTGCTCGACTGCGTGCCGCCCAGAATGGCCGTGTAGACGGGATCTGTCACATCGAGCCGCCAGCGGTCGCCCAGCGGCGATGACATGCCCATATTCTTGACGCTCACGCGGTTGCGCTTGGTCTTGCCCTGCTGGCCGAGCTGGCGCAGCAGCGGATTGCCCCACGTGTAGCCGCCGTCCTTGCTGCACGAGATCGCGACCGTCGGCGCGACCTGGCCGCTCGGCGCCGTCACGTCGGTCACCTGGCCACCCGACACGTAGGCATGCGCAAACACGGTCGCCTGCAAGTCGATGTGCGTCGGGTCAACCACGGTGATCTGCCACGCGCCATTCGCCTCGGTGGTGCCGAGCACATTCACCACGTTGACGGTGTCATTGGCCGACATCTGCGCCGTGTTGGCGACCTGCAGCCGGATGAGGCCGCCGGGATTGGCCGCAGCGCCGAGCACGGTTGTGATCGTATTGGCCACGTTGGTGCCGACGCCCATCACGAAGTCAAAATCGGCGCGCGCAATCCTGATCGAGTTGGGAAAGTCGCGTACCGGCCCGCTCTCGATACGGAAAAGCTGCGGCGCGCCGTTCTCCGTATAATTCGAGTTGTCCAACCAAAACAGGTTGCCGGTCTGCGTGTCGCCCATCAGCCACTTGTTGAACGCCGGATGGCCGCCGGTCGCCCGCCAGCGGCCGTACGCGCCACCCGCAAGGCTCGACCGCTCGTTCCACTTCTTCGTCGAGATGTTGAATTCCCAGGTCCATGCCGGCGAGGACAGCACCCAGAATTTCTTGCCCGCGAAGGCGTAGACCGATGCCTCCAGCGTGTTGCCGGCGCGCACCTGCTGCTCGATGAGCTTCTCGATGTCCGGGCTCGAGACCTTGATCGGCTGGAACGATCCCGGCGTGGCCCAGTAAACGCCGAAATCCTGCGCGGCCCAGAGCAATTCGCTGAATCCCGTCTCCCACCCGGCAATCGCCGCCTGCTGGACAAGGCCGTACTCGATCACGAGCAGCCGCGTGTAGGGGAATGCTGGTGCGGCTACCGCGGTGTCCTGCCAGATTTCGCAATGACCGGTCGTGAACAGCCAGAGGAGGCCGCCATAGGCGATGCCGCGCAACAGGTTCACGTCGGACTTCGCCTGCGCGGTGATGAAGGTCTGTGTGTTGATCGTGCCGACCGAGTTGAGCGGCGAGGCAAAACATCGGTTGTCGCCGATCGTGTAGAAGAAGTATCCGTCCTGAAAGCACACGCTGTTCGGCTGTGGGAGGTTGCCGCCGCCGTTGTAAAATGCCGGTGCCCCGCCGCCCGAGAGCACGTAGGCGCCGTTGTCAGGATCGACCGCCACCACGTTCGGGCTTGCCGCCTGATTGCGCGCGATCGACACCTTCTTGGTGCCGGGGAATGCGCCAAGACTCACATAATTGCCGGCCACATCGAGCGTCGAGGCATTGCCCGACCAGCACTCATAGCTGAGGTTGTTGACGATCAGTCCGCCGCGGTAGCCGCTCTGTCCGGTCGGCGCATTGTTGTGCTGCGAGAGGCCCGGCGAGCGCCGCCACACCTGCTTGGATGGCCCGGTCGGCGTGGTCGCTTCGCCCAAGGGCTCGGCATAGCAATTGACAAGGCGCCCCGCCCCCTCCTGATTGTTCGATCCCGGATGTGCCGAGGCGCCCGGAAACGAGCTCAGGGGGAATGGGATGGGAAGTGGCCCGCGGGTCGGCATCAGAAATACTCGACGCGGAGGCGCTCGAATGTCGGCTTGCCGCGGAGCTGCTGCTTCAGCGACTTGGCGGCAGACCCGGTGCCGGGTGGATCGCCGAGCCCGCGTCCGACCAGCTTGGTCACGTCGTCGGGCGTGGCGCCAAATTTGGTGGCGCATTCTCCCGCCACGATGTCGGCCAGATCAGAGAACCACGCGCCGGGGATGTTGTTCACATCCGACACGTTGACGATGTCGAGCGCGGAGAGCTTGCGCATGATGGCGTCAAGCTTCTCCAGAACGTAGTTGTAATCCTCGGGGTCCGTGATCTGACCCGCCGACAGCACCCCGAGGTTTGCTAGCGCCTCGTTTATCAGGTCGGCGCTGGTGCGGTATTGGCTCACGCGGCCTCAGGCGAGTAATTGTCGTCGGACGGATCGAGCGACTGCTCATACTTGTCGAGATCGCCGACCGGCACATCGACGCCGAGCTCCTCGCCGGCGGTGAGCGCCTTGCGCGGGCGGCCGGGGCCGCGTTTCTTCGGCGCACCGCCCTCGACATGGAACTGCGGATTGCCCTCGGCAAGCACCTTGATCGGAATGCGCTTCCTGATCGGCACGAGGCGGAATGAGCCGTCATCGGCGATCGAGCGCTTGGATTCCTCGACCTCGACCGACCGGGCGTCGTCGACCTCGACCGGGACATTTGCCAGAAACCGGATCGGCGGAATGCGCCGTTCGGGGTCTCCCCACATCTCGCAAACGTTCTTGTCGTCCTCGTCCTGGGGCACGTAGGTGATTTTCGTCATTGCTGCTGCTCCTTCGTTGAAGTCACGGAATATTGGCAACGCCCCAATTCAGGTTGCTGCCGGTCGCCACGCCGCCATGCGGAGGCGGGACATCGTTGGGGATGCACACCGCCGTCTGCAATGAGGGCACGGCGAACGCCGTGTTGGCCGACAGTGCGTTGATTGTCTCGCCAGCGGCCGGATACAGGTTGATCGAGTTCGGACTGTCGTTGATCACGATCACGGGCGCCGGCCCATTCTCTCCGGTCAACTGCTGGGGCAGAATCACCGATCCGGTCGAAACCGACGTCACCACCCGGCAAATCTTGCTGTTGAGGCGCGTTGCCGTAGTCTGCGAAGCGGCGTTGAGCGCCGACAGATTATCGGTCTGCGCCATACCGAGAAACCCGAAGGTCTGCAGGCAGGCATAGTTTCTGGCTTGCGTCATCGTTTGTCCCTTCTGGTCAGTGCCGGAGCGGTTGAGCGGCTATAACCCCCGCCCCGGCACATCAACTCGGCGTTGAGCAGCACTCGCGCCGAGTAGCTCAGCAGCCCACTGCGGTCGAGCCGAACGGCACATTGGCGCACGTTGCGCCATCGTTGGCGGGCGAATACTCGATCAGGATGGTGGCATTGCCGGTCGTGGCCGCGCCGCCTGACGACACGTACACCATGAAGATGTCGAAGCCGCCGTCGAGGCCGGTCTGCGTCGCACCGTTGCCGGTGACACTCGATGCGGTCGCCAGCACGGTGCAGGCCGTGAGGCCCTGCGCGTGCATCACGCAACCGGCGGCCACGATGTTGGTGCCGGTCGTGTTGGTGCCGAACGATATCAGATCGTTGGTCACCGAGTTGAACGCGGTGTTGGTCGACACCGAGATACGCCAGATCACCGAGTTGTAGGGAACGGCGCCGACCTTCACCACGCACGTGTTGGAGACGATCGTGCATGACGTAAGCTGGAAGCCGAACCGGATGTAGTGCGTCTGCTGGGTGCCGAACTGCCGCGGCGCGAACTGCGTCGTGGTCGGCGCCTGTGCCTGCACAATGCCGGGCGATAGCGCGGCGAGCAGGAAGAGACCGGCAGCCAAGGCCCCCGGAAGATTGCGCCAGAACTTGCGCATGAGAGATGTCCTTTCTGTTGAGGGGGAAGAAGATGGGGCATTGGCGCCCCATCAGCTTGCACCGCTGTTAGGTGTCGGCCTGCGCCGCTGCGAAGATGGTGAAAATTCCCCACTCCCTATAGTTACCACTGGGGTTGAGCTTGGCGATCTTCTTCATGCCGTACGCCATCTCGATGCCGACGCCGCGGATGAACTGATAGTCGTCCTCCTTGCGAAACGTCGGCCGCGGCATCCTTCCCCACGCCCAGGCCATAGCGCCCTGGCCGCAGAAGAACGCCGGCGCGACCTGGATCGAGCCCGAGCCCGCCGTCGTGTAGGTGACCGGCAGACGGATGGTCAGTTCCGGGATTTCCCGGAAGATCATGCCGTTGTATACCAGATCGCCGTCCTGAAAGAGCGGGTTCTTGTCGAGCCCGTCACCCTCGCGAGCACGCGCCTGCGTGTTGGCGTTTATGATGGTCGGATCGGCCTGCAGGTCGCGGAAGTGCAGCGAGTTGAGGAAGACGATGAAGTACTCGCGGCCGTTCTTGAGCTTGTAGGGCCGGATGCGCGGGTTGGCGAGCTTGGCGAGACGCTTTGCCTTGTTTGCCATGGCAGCCGAGAACGTCATGCCGGCCGTGATGTTGCCCATCGCGGTGGCGAACGTCGCCGAGTAGAGCGCGGTGGCTCCGCCGACCAGAACACGGTCAGACTGATCCGCCATCCACGTGTTGCGCTGAGCGGCCGTCGCGGCATCGAACAGGGCGCCGTTGACGCGCTGGCCGAAGGTGGACGAAAGGCCGACGGGTGCCGTGTTGTTGAGCGGGATCGCGTAGAACGCGTCCACGATCTCGTTGCGCTGAAGCTCTTTGCCCCAGTCTTCCAGCAGCGGCCGCGCCTGCCCGAACAGGTCGATGGACGAACGCTGCTCTTCCGACTTCTGGATGATGACGGCGTTGCGCGCCCAATCGATCCACATGCGATCGCCGAAGTTGTCGATCGCCTCTTCGTTGCCGACCAGCGGGCCGGTCGAGATCGCCTGATCCTTCAGCCGGGCGATGAGCGGAATGTTGATCTGCTCGCCGCCCTTCTTGAGATCATTGATGACGCGAATGACCGCCGTCAGCTCGGTCCCGACATAGGGCGCGAACAGATTCTGGCGGACGTATTCCCGATAGACTTCCTTCCGGAAAACGATCAGTTTATTTTGGGCTTGGACTGTCGTAACGGCCATAGCCGTGACCCTTTCTGGTCGCGGCTAATCTCAACTGCGGCGCTGAGATGAAACTAGCGATCTCCAAATGCGAACGCGTTGAATGCTTCCTGGGAATCGTCGAGGCCATTCGGGTCCCTCGCACCGCGATGGGATGAACCGCCCGCCGTTCCGTTCAGGCTCGGCATTCGCCGCGCCGGTTGAATGACGTTTTGCGGACGTTCTGCGCTGGCACGCGCTCGGCCGGGCCGTACGTTCAGCTCGGCCATGATTTCCTGCTTGAGCTTCTCACGATAGGCGAGCGGGTCATTCCCGATGTCGCGCACGACCTGCTGCTGCTGATGCCACTTCATCAGGGCCTCCCCCGGATCGCGAGAGGCAAGGATACGCCGACCGGCCGCAAACGTGGCGGGGTCGTTCTTGCCGTCGATGAGGGCCTGATACGCGGCATCGAACACATCGCCGTGTTTCGCCTTGGCCTCGGCCATGCTCTCGTCCACGACCGCCGTGCGCTGATCGTTGATGAGCTTGTTGGCCTCGGCCAGGATTTCCGCCCGAGTGGCTTTTTCCCATCCCTCCGGGTCGGCGAACATATCGGGCTTTGCAGGCTTCTCGGTTGCCTGAGGCTTTGGCTGGTCAATCGCCTGACGTTCCGCCAGCCTGCCCTGTAGCTCGGCCAGCTGCCGCTCGAGCGCCTGCCGGCGACCCCGCTCCTCGCGGAGCGCAACCGTGCGCGGGTCTCTTGCGGGAGGTTCTGCCGCCTGCGGCAGTTCCTCAGCTTCGTCGTCGGCATCGTCCTCGCCACCTTCTTCGTCCCCCTCGGCCTCGGCTTCCTCCGGCTCGTCGCCCTCTTGGGGCTCTTCGCCTTCGGTTTCGTCCTCCATTTCCTCCAGAGAACGATCGCCATCATTTTCGAGGGGTTCGTCGTTGAACGCTTCGTCCGCAATCTCCTGTTCGGTCGCGGCCATCGCGTCCTTGAGATCCTGCTCGCTCAGTTCGTCTTCGCGTGCCATCTACGTCCCTTCGCCACGGTAACGTCGTAGCCACGGTGCCCGGTTGAGGCCGGCAGCGCCTTCGATCCGATGACGTGGGATCAGACGGGGCCCGTGACGTGGGCCGGACGAACCTTGGTGCCTACGGTGGGATTCGAACCCACATCTCCCCGCGTACGTGTCGGGGTATTCTATCCAGTTAAACTACTTCGGCACGCGAACTCAGAATTGGCTGTACTGGTAGCCCCAGGCGTTCACGGTCGCGACCGTCGCGCCGGCGCCGAGCGCTGGACCCGTGACCACAATCGTCGTGTTCTGCGCCGTCGCCGCAAGGCATGGCGTGAACGTCACCGTCAGCGGACCAGGCTGCGGAACCGTCGCGCCCAGCGCCAGCGTCGGGTAGGCGAAATTCATCGTGCCGCCGGTGACGTTGGTCACCGCGACCACGCCGACCTGTCCGGCCGTGGCGTCGGAGCCCTGATAGCTGAAGCCGCAGAGGTAGGTCGAGCGCCCGGCGAGCGCCGGCAGCGTTGCCACCACGGCCGCGGTCGTGCCGCTCGCCGAGTTGGACACCGTGATGCGACCGCCGACGTTGTCGCCCGGGATGAGCGGCGCCTGCGCGTGCGCGGGCTGGCACCACAGCAGCGCGAGCGCAGGCAGAATGGCGAGGAGGAGGGCGGAAAGGCGCTTCATCGTTTATCGCCCCTGCAGAAGCTTCTCGATGCGCTCCTGCCGGAAATTCGTCGGATCGCTCATGCCGCCGCCTTCTTGCGCTGATCAGATCGTTGTGCATTGCGGTGCCGCGCCTGCGCCGCAAGCTCGGCCATCTTATAGCCGTGTTCCCGCTCCCTGTACACCGCCTCCATGTGGAGCTTGACCATCTCGGCGCGCGCCCGCTCCTGCTCGATCCCCGCCTCGACCTGGGATTGCTGCTGATCCTGCTGCGCCTTGGCGACCTCGGCTTGACCGCGGACTTGCGCAATTGCTTGCTGCTGTTGCCCTGCCTGCGCCTGCTGCTGCCCCTTCATTTGCGCAATCTGCATCTCTTGCTGAAGCTTCGGATCGGGCGGCGGCGGCTGCGCCTTCGCGGCCTTGATCTTGTCGAGCATCTGCCGCTTCACGCTGCCCTGGATCGGCGACAGCTCGAGCACAATCTCGGGGAACTGCTGGGCAAACTGCGGACCGAGCGCGTTGAGCGTCATCAGCGAGTCGTGCATCATGTTGATCTCGTCCGGCCCTTCGTCGAGGATCACGTCGACATCTAGTTGGCCGATATTGTTGATCACGATCGGTAGCCCGTACTGATCGACGCCGGTGCCGTTGATCTGCAAAAAGCTGGTCAATCCCTGGTCGTCGGTGACCCTGATCCAGCGCTCGGACTTCCACTCGCGCGTGATGATGTTCCATATTGCGCGGTAGACTCTGATTTTCCAATCACGATAAGCAAGCAAAAACGACCCAATTTCAGCGATACCAGCCTTTTGTAGGAGGTTAATCGCAACCCCAGAATGGTCGTCGGGTGTGTCAGATTGTGCCATGAGCGCGGGGTTGATGTTGGCAAAGCTGTCGATCTCCTGTCTGGCATCCTGCATCAGGTCGAGTTGCGCTTTCAGGTCGGCCTGCTTGTCCTCGTCCTTCACCTGATCGAAAAATCCGGGATTGATCTCGCGCACACCGTCCGGCCGCACGCTCTCCCGCCGGAACGTCTCGATGTCGTCGACCGCGCCCTTGCCGATAGTCACGCGTGTCACGTTCGAGATGTGCAGCGCCTTGGACCGGCGCTGATTCACCTCGTCCTGCGGACCCTTCAAGTTGCGCACGAAGCCGTAGCGGTCGCCATCGTGGTCAACCGCGGCCGAGAACATGATGAACCGGCACATCGGCTTGTTGCGCTCATCACGGAACGGCGACACGCCTTCGTCGAGCAGCACGTCGCCGATGTAGAACGCCCAGAACCATTTGTTGTTGTGCCGATACCAGTGCTCGACCAGGCGCAGCCGCTTCTCATGCGTGTTGATCCAGCGGAATTCCCGGTCACTGTGCGTCGTGAGGTCGAAGCCCCAGTCGACCAGATCGCGCAGCGTGTCCTCGAAATCGGGGAACAGCTCTACCGCGGCCTCGACGTCGAGCCATTTCGCAATGCCCATATAGCGCGCATCGGAGAAGTCTGGCTTGTAGCTGCGTGGATCGTAGAAGAAGTCATCGCCGAACACGATGTCCATGGCGACGTCGGGATCATCGTGGTCGCCGTCGACCAGTTTGAGCTCGATGCCGCCGACACCGTCAACCGCTGCCTGCCGGCACGACATGAAATCGAGATTGCGCCACTGGTTTCCGTCGAGCACCGTGCGGATGCCCTGCGTGGCGATCTCGGCGCCGCCATCGCCCTGCGGGGTGCGCGGATAGGCTTTGGGCTCCTGCCTCAGTCTCTGCGCCAGCGATACGATCGAGTCGACCTTGCGCGAGACGCGGTTGAACGTGACGATCGGCTGCCGGCGCTGGCGGAGGATTTTTATCTCCTCCGGCGTCCATTGCGCACCGTGATAGTAGTGCCGCGCCTGCTTCTGCTCCTCGTATTCCTGAACCTTGATGCCGAGATAATCGAGGTATTGCTGCTTGAGCCGCGAGACCTCGTAAAACCCCTGCTCGTCCTCTTCCTCCGGCGTGTTGGTCCATGAGGCAGCGCCGCTCTTCACACGCGCGCCAGTCAGGAGCGCGGTGCTCGCCGACGGCGCCATGCTGGGGTTGAGCGCCGGCATCGATTACACGACCTCCACCGGATGGCCCTGCTCGCGCAGCACCGTGTTGATCGCCCGCAGCTTGGCGTGTGCCTCGTCGGCCGTTCTGCACTGGAAATACACACTGCGACCATTTGCCTCAGTCCGCTTGATGCGGAACGGATATTCCAAGCTTGGGGATTCGACGATCTCGAACGTCATCTCGGGCATTTCGGCGAACGTGACGGGCCGAGCGCGCGTGGCCAAAAGCAGCCGGTCGCCGGAGATTTCGCCAGCCTCGCGGCGCCGCTTGGCCTCACCCATTGAAATCCCCGCTCGCGCCGCCCCCGCCAAAGCTGCCTCCCGACCCACTATCGCCAGCCCACGGGGGTTCCGTGACCGATGCGGCGAAAAGCACAGGCCCCGCAGTCGTCGCGAGCGTCAGGAACGGGCTTGGGTCGGAAATGGACGATCGTCCGAGCGGAACAAGCGGTCGGGGCTGAGCGCTCGGAATATCCACATCCTGTGGCGCTGGCCGCTCGGCCATCACCGAATTGAAAATTTCGGCCTCGTCCTCCGCAAATTGCGTCCGTGACGCCGCCACATAGGCGTCATGGGCGGCAATCTCGGCATCCGTCATATCGCGCGCCTCACCCACCCGCCACCTGGCCATCGCCTCGGCCAGCCGCTCGCTGAATGCCGGGTCCGCATGCAGCCCGCCGGCCGCGCTCTCGCTGATGATGCCGTCGACGATGCGCATGGCGCGCTGGAGGTCGGTCAGGCGGATGCGGGCGGGGTCAGACATGCCCCGGAACATGCCGCATTTCGGGGCCGGGGGCAAACGGGCTTGCATTTCTCGGCGGGAAGGGGCAAAAAAGTTGCGCCGGTCAGATTGCCACCCGCCGGCGCTGATCTCGTGCTCGCGAGACCGTAGAACGGCCTGATGTATAGACTATTTACATCCCCGTTCAACCCCTCCCGAGAAAATCAGCCCTTGGCGGCGCCCTGCGACCGGAGACCGGGCCGGCAGGATGCGTGCAATGGCGCGAGGCTGGGAAGCAACCCAAGCGCCGATTCTGCGGGTGTGCGAAGGAAGTGCCCAAGGGTTGCCCCTGCTGCAGGGAAAAAGTCTTTCTGGCCGCTCGTCGCAGTATAGCTCCCGTCAGGCAGGATGCCCGATGAGGGAGCCGTAGCGAACGCCTCCAGCAAGAGCTGCGAAGCCCCTGGACCGCGCGAACTCGACCTCTGGCCGGGCTGGGTATGCTTTTCCAGCAAGAGGGCATTCAAGAGAAGAAAGTAAAGGAAGATGGCAAAACTGAATTGGGATCGTGCCGCGCCACGCAAGCCGATCGAGCGCGAATTGACCGAGGCAGAAATCACGGGAATCACGGCAAATCGGCCGCGCGTGGTTCGGCCGCCGAAACTGGAGCAACGCTCCGAGGCAGACCGTCTGATCGATGAATTCATGCGCGCCGGCGGAAAAAATCAGCCGTCAGCCAAAATCCTCGTCCGGCTCTTCGTAGGAATACCTCGCCGTTGGGCGGCTGCCCATCGCCAGGACGGCCGCCACAAGGTCATCCGCCTCGAACGGATGCGATCGCGTGATGGTCCGGCGGCGGCTGCCGTGCTGCAGGACAACCCCGTACTCGTGAAAATCGCTGTGGATAACTTGGAACAGCGACACCTTGCCGGCCATGCCGAGCCGCTCGTTCACCGCGCGGGCGAGCTCGACTTGGTCGGCGGATGGCGGCTCATGGCGGGGGAAGTCAGCCATCGCGCTTGAAGTATCCGCGCGTCATGCGCATCGCGACAACACCCATGAACCAGCCAATTCCCATCAGCGCCAGTGTTGGGCTCAAGCGATAGGCCTCGACCATGAGCAGCGATCCACCAAGGCCGGCGAGCGAATCGAATACGTCTCCCATGACCCCCAGGCCTGGAGGCTTACAAGGTCTTGAAGCTGTCTGAGTCTCCGCCATAGCTCTCCCTCTCGTCGCGCTCGATGTAGTCGTCGAACGGCTTGGCCTCGGGCTCGATCGGCTTCCTGATCCACGGCCGCGACATGCAGGCGTAGCGCCATTCGTCGCCGGCATGATCCTCGCCATCGGTCTGCACATCCTCCGGCTTGTCCGGATCGTGCTGCAGCGCCGGAATGGTGCGGATCGAGTCGAGGCACGTCGAGAAGCACGCGATCAGAGGTCGGCCCTCATCATCTCCCACGAAACGACCTCGCATTTGATCCCATCCGCCAAGGGCTCCTCTTCGTGGCACACGCGCATTGTCGGCAGCTCGGAAATGCAATTTACCACCAGCACCGGTCGTGATCCGTTCGGAGATCGATGGCCCGCCGTCCTCGGCAAACGCGGCTGGGTCGAGTACGCCGTAAGACAGGGGCTTGTCATCGCGCTCTTTCTCCCACAGCCGCTTGCCGACCTCTTCAGCGTGCAACTTCAGCCCGGTGTTGGGCTTGCCTGGCTGGCAGCCGTACCATTCACGGTAGCGCACAATTGCCCCACGCGGGAGCCACAGCTTGCCGCACTTGGTCGGCTCCTGCACGACCGCCCACCAGCCGAAGCTGAACGGCTTGGCCGAGCCCCAGTCGCCGGAGCGAAAGCGCAGCCACGTCTCAGGGATTTCGCGTGGCTCGATCACATGCCGGCGGATGTCCCAGCAGTCAAAGAACGCGCCTTCGATGATGTCCCAGTCGCCCCAGCGCATAGCGCGCACGAGCGCCTCGCTGCCGAGCCCCTCCAGGCGCTGCTCATAGCCTGGGTCGTCCTCGCTCATGCTCGGGTTGTCGTCGAGCCGCGCCGGAATGTACTGGCGCAGCATGCCGCCTTCGTGCGCGTCCATGCGCGCGATGTCGAGCGCTACACGTGCACTCACGAATGCCGCCTTCACCCAGAGGTGACCAATGTTGCCGGGATTGGCGCCGCACAAGATGCGCGGGAAGCATCCGACGTATTGCTCGGGCAGCACGATGCCAACCATGCGAACGCGATTGCGGAGAAACCGGTACATCGTATCGGTGAAGTGCGTAAGTTCATCGATGATAAGAACATGGATTTCCGCTCCCTGATATTTGTAGACGTCGTTCTCATACTCGCAATGGCACAGATAGATTTTGCTGCCATTCCAAAACCGTATCTCGCCCTCGACGATCGAGCACCAGCCCGCCGCGCACCAGCCGGCCAGGATCGCACGGAATCCCTTCGGTCCCTCCATGTGGTTCTTGATCAGATCGCCCGAGATGCGTCGGAACAGATACACCTGCAGCCCTGGAATGGAGCTCGCCCAGACAATCGCCGCGATCCTCATCAGATGCGATTTGCCGCCACCAGCAGCGCCACCGTAGAGGATTTCCGTCGCGCGGGAGAGAAACGCAACCCACTGCTTCGGATGCAGATGCAGATTGATCGCCTGATCAGCGCGGCGCTGGAGCTTCACGACTCTTGCGGCTTGCCGCTGAGATTGATGATCGGAACGAGCGGCACGAGGTTTTCATCCTCGTCGATCGTCGCCACGGCCTGAGGAACCTTACCATCGAGACGATCAGCAACCTCTCGGATCGCTGAGATATCGCCGTTGGCACCTTCGTCGAGCAGCTTGCGGGCAAGCGCGCGGAGAGATCGTTTCGGCAATGGAGTGTCGTCCTCGCCGGCGACAGCCTCCATTCTGAGCGCGTCGCGAAACGGCTTATCCTTGTTCTGTGCGCCAATCGGTCGAGCCACGAGTATTTTACCAATCAAGTGATTGAGTTGGCACGTTTCTTGCGCCAGCGTTGCTGCGCTTCAGCCTTGAGCTTACGACGGCGAGCGCACTCAGGGCAAGGCTCGGGCTCGCTGCGATCGTCCTCAGGCTGCTCGGCGCCGTCATCGGGCTCGGTGGACTTCCAGTGGTCGTAGCCCATGTCAGCACCCATTATTGTTTTGCCCAGAGGCAGAACCGTTTCCACCAGGAAAGACGGTTCCAGCGGCGCGTTGAAACTGTGCGGGGCTTGCGCATTTCAGGCCGCCAGCGACTTGCGCACGCTGTTGAGCGCGCGATTATAGGCCACGACGGCGAAGTTCTTGTTGCTGCCGACATCGTACGATCGGCGCGAGCCATCGGCGGTGTTGATCACGCGGACGGTATAATCGTAAGCCACGCTGTAATCGTTGTACTGATCGCGCGCATTGAGCAGGACCGTGAAGGTTCCGGCGTTCGCCTGCATGATCGTTTCCATCTGCGTTCTCCCCGTTTCGATATGTAAACACTACATGCGTAGATGCTACATGTCAACAGAGAAAATACACAATAATCTTGCGTATTTTACTTCCTACGGGTCAGATGTGGTATGACGTTGAGGTTTAGCGGCCCTCGCTTCGCGCGGCAACCCTGCACGACTCCAGCAGCCTCACCAGACCCATCATCAGCGACGTGTCTTGAGCGCCTATCTGCTCGGCGAGATAGCGCATAGTGCGCGCGTAGTTGAGCGCTTCATCGCCCCGGATGAAAACGCCGGGCCAGTCGTTGCCGAACTGCATGCGACCGGTTTCCGCGCGCGAGCCTCCGACTTTGAGGGCCACGACACCATCGTTGGCATGCGCCGCCTTCTCCTCCGGCTCGCGCGGGTCGAACTCGATGCCGAAGCGAATATCGCTCACGGCCTGAGCGGCATAATCGTTGTAGGCCGCCTGGTTTTGCTGCGCCTGCTGCGTGACGATCGACGGGCCGCTCTTTCGCAGCTTCGCCAATTCTTCAACGGTCCACTCCCCGGTTACAGTCGCATGCACGAGCGTCCGTTTTGGTGCGCTGACCTCGCGCGTGAACTCGTGCTGGTCGTCGCTCATCCGTTTGCCCTCGAGCTCGGGCCGCCATACTGCGGGCCTGACGACTGCGGGTTGACGCCGCCGCGCACGCCGACGGCCTTCTTGCCGGCGGTGGACATCTTGCCGCCGCGGGGAAACTTGGCCGCGCCGGGGATGTGATCTGGCCCGCCGATGGGCAGCGTCCCACCCTGCGCGCCGCCGCCTTTGGTCACCTTGGTGATGCCGGGGGCGGTCTGCGCCTGGCGCTCGCCGTCGAGGTGCTTGCCCTTGGTGCCGCTGACGGCGCGGTTCTCGGAGGCCTCGCCCTCGTCCTTCCGCTTGCCGGCGAACTTGGCCATCTTGGCGTTCTGCGGCTTGGTCTTGGCGAGCGTGGCATTCATCGCCTTGGTGCTGATCAGCCCGCGGCGCATGAGGCTGGAGGCGGACTCGCTCACAGCGGCACCGGGGGCGGCGCGGGCGGCGGGGGATTCATCGCGGCCTGATTGTGGGCGGCGATCTCGGCGTCGGTGCGCAGTCTGGCGGGCTCGTAATATCCCTCCTCGAGCTTGGGTCGTGGCCGCGTGGTCACGCCGGCATGCTCGGCGGCTGCCGCATCCTGCTCAGCCTTGAGCGCGAGCACGGCCTTGGCGTCCTTGACCGACTTTGCGGCGGTGGCCTTGGCGAGCTCGTCGGCAGCGTGCTGGGCGAGGAGCGCCTTGGCGGCGTCGGGCGACATCGGCGGCGCGCCGCCGAGGCGGGCAAGGTCGGCATGATAGGCCGCATGCGCCTCCGGCGGATCGTCGGGGCCCGGCCTGGCAATGCCGCCGGTCTCCTCGTAGATCGCACGCAGCTCGGCCACGAATGCCGGGGTGGGCGCCGAGCCGGCGTGCATGCGGGTTTCGGCCTCGACCACGAGGCGGCCGAAACGGTCGATCATCGACACGTTGGCCTCTTGCTCGTCCTTGAGTTCCAGCGGGGTCTTCTCGCGATCGGGCATCGTGGCTCCTCCTGCAGCTGCGGTCACAGATTAGCCCATGTCGGGCGGTGTGTCACTTCGGCTTGTATCCCGGACGGTAACGGTTGGCGATCTTGGGCTTGCTGAATTCCTGCCCACGCTGCTTACCACCGCGCGAGTAGAACCAGCCGAAGTTCTCCGGCTTGGCGCTGCCGCCGCTGGCGAACCGGCCGCGCGCGTCATGGTGGGGGTTGCCGAGGTGCTTGCGAGCGGCTGCGGGCGAGATCAGACCCCGCTTCATCAATTGCTGGGCGCGCTCGAGCGACATTCATTTTTCCGCGAATTTGTCACATTGCCGGTTGGCGCGCACCAGCCCGCACACGATCTCGCACGGCGCGATGAGCCCGCCGCCGAAGTGCCTGCACTTCCTGCATTCATCCCCGCCGATGCCGTAACGCACCGATATCTTTGAGACCTTGTGCGCGTCGACCACGCCCTTGGCGCGGAAGATGCGCAGGATCACCAGATCCCGCGCGTCCGGCTCGTCGAGATACGGACCGCACCACAGGTCACGCGGCGGGTTCCTGGGGTCGCGGGCGAGACAGCGCTCGAGCGCGGGCCGGATCGCTTCCTCGTAGGCCGCCGGGTCGCGGCCGAGGAGACGCACGAACTCCTCCTCCTTCGCGGTCGCGAAGCCGTGCGCAGCCTGATAGACGTCGACCGGGTTGTCCCCGTCGGAGAGCGACTTTTCGGTGTGCTCGTGCTCGATCCAGGCGCGCACAAGCTGTTTCGGCGTCATGCCGCGCACCCTGACCGCGCCGTTCATCACCTCGGCATAGAGCGTGTGGTCGATATGGACGGTGCGGCCGTCGACGCTGATGCCGCCGGCGTAGGGAATGTCGTGGCTGGTATCGAGCTCGACCGGCTTGGCGTAGAGACGCGGGGTGTCGCCCTCGCCGAGCATCTCGTAGAGGTCGCGGACGGTCTTGCGCTCGCCGCGCAGGTGACCGGTGCTCATTTGAGCAGCCGTACGCTGCGTACACGGAACGGGAGTGCGTCCGCGATTGGGAATGCCTTATTCCAAGCCTCATCTTCGGTCGAAGCATCAACCTCTATCTCTCGCGACGAGCGCCGTGGCAATCGCCAATTTCCACACGCCATGGTGATGCCGACAGGAATGCCAATTTCGGCGGCGGTCAGCATCTCAACCGTTTCGAGTTTGAATTTGTACTTCATCAAAAAAGCTCCCGGCCTGACGCCGCGATGGGGGCGAGCGCCGCCCGCACCAGGCCGGGAGCGGTCCGCGGGAGGAGGCGCCTGCGGATTCGTGGTTTTCGTTTCGGCTTGATCTTGGCAGCGACGGCCTTGCGCACAACCGCCTTCGCGAATGCGCGGTCTGCCGAGGTGTGGTGGCGCAGCGCCGATTTGGCGCGCTTGGGCCGTTTCATGAGCGCGACCGTGCCCGATTTGGGCCGATCGGTCAAATTGCGTAATAATATTTCACGGGAAATTACCAACGTGAATTAATATTTTCGCTGAAACATAACATCCGAGCACGCCGGACAATAGCTCGTCCCATCCGCCGTCGGCCGACCGCAGTACCGATAGGCCGAAGGCGGATCGCTGATCGCCGGGTCCGGCGCACGGCACTGGTTGCGCTGGAGATCGGCGAACGCCGTCAGGAAGCTCCAGCCCTCCCGACGCATGGGCGGTGCCTCTGCGGGGCTTGGCGGGCGCCGCGGAGGGCGGCCAGCCTCCTGGCGTGCCGCAATCCTGCCGGCCACGCCGGCCGCCCGCGCGGTGTCGCGCTGGCGCTGCTTGGGGTCGGCCGGCTTTAGCACCTTGATCTTGAGCGGGCGACCGTCGGCGAGGCCCATGCGGTCGATCTTGCCGCCGACCATGTTGCGGTTGAATCCGTGGCCGAATTGCGCAGCGATCTGGCTGAGCGACAGCCCATCGGCGATCAGTTGCGGCAGCGCCGCCACCCGCTCGGGCGTCCAGACGTTGGGGCGCGGGTTCATGATTTTCCGTTCCTGACCTTGGCGGCAAAGTCGCCCAGCGCGGCCTGCACCATGACGGCTGCGGCGGCGAGCTCCTCGAGGTCGGTGCGCCCGTCGTCGATGACCTCCATCGTGGTGATGCGGTGCTTTCCGTCGCGGGTGCACCGCCGCCGGCGCCGGATCGCATCCTGGCCGTGGAAATGCGTGGGCCTCGAATCGACGACTGCCATCCGCGCCCCGCAGTCCGGGCACGGGAAATTTACGCTGCGGATCTTCGGGCTCATGGCGTCTTCTCCGCGCGGATGGCATCGAGCATCGCTGGCCACATGGCCGCGACCGACAAAGCCGCCTCATCGTTCTCGTACGCGGCGATCCCCGCGTTGACCATCGCCTCACTCGGATCGCGGATCGCCAGCAGTACCGCGCGCACGACAGCCGTTGCCTCGCCTTCGGTCAGGCCGTCCCACTGGCCGCCGATCGGATCCCCGAGCGCAGCGGAGGCCGCCCGCGCCGCCTTCTCGATCATGATCATGCCCGCACCCGCTCGGCGGCCAGGCGCAGCGCCTCCCGCAATGTGGGGGCATTCACCTGCCATGTCTCGCTGATGATGTCCCAGCCGATCACCCCGTTGACCGAGCCGACGATCGGGTCAACCACCAGCTGCTCCCGCTCGATGAGCGCCAGCAGGTCGTCGGCCTCGTTGTTGTCGGGATGCGTCTTCTCCGGCGCACGCATGCTTGACCTGAGATCGCTCATGATACGGCATCCTCCTGGGGCGGCTTCGCCCGTGCATCTGAAAATCTCACGTATCCCTCCCACATGGCGAAGGCAAAGCACGCAACGGGCACGCCGAAGGCGCCGGCCATGCCCCAATCCTGATAAAACACGTGAACCACCAGCGCGAGCACCAGCAGGCGCGTGTAGTCGCGGTTGAACACGGCCGCATCCCACGGCGAGTTCCAGAATGATTTCATGCATCCTCCTGGGGGCGGCCGGCGTGCTACGCGGCGGGGCGCGGCGCATACTTCACCGTCATCTCGGCATTGAAGCGTTCAAATTCCGCGGCCTCGCGCTTGTACTCGCGAATTCCGTCGTCGAGCTTCTCGACGCAGATTGCAAACTTTGAGGTTTTCACGTCACCGCTCCATGCATTGGTGTGAACAGTCCTGTTTGCTCATCAACAAAGAAATGGCAAGAACCGATCTTGCCCGCACCGTGCTCACGCACCTTGGCACTGATCACCTTGGACGACTTGTGCTCGAAATCGCGATGCACGACCAAGCCATTATCGCATTTGTTGTACCAGTTCATCGAGCCTTCGATATCAGAAAGATTCGGCAGGCGGCCGCCGTTCTCGGTCACCGCCTTGGTCGGATGCGCCACCAGGATCACGGTCACCGAATGCTGCCGGCATATGCGCTTGAGGTACATCAGCGCCTCGCGGATGTAGTCCGTCATCAGTTGGCGCTCGGGCTTGAGATGCTCCAACTCGTTCCACGGATCGATCATCAGGACGTCAAGATTGTCGCGCTCGATGCAAGCCACGGCGCGGTCGAGCACGCTGCGCAGATCAATCGGCTCATCCTCGCCGAAATAATCGGCCACCGCCGACTGCACGATGCATTGCTCACGGGCAAAATATTCGAAGCATGGCCGGTCACCCCAGATCGCTTTCAGCTTGGAAAAAATGCTCTGCTCGTTCTCCGGCACGAACAGGAACGACCGGGTGCCGTGCACGATCGCCATGTTGGCAATCACGTTGAGCAGGAACGTCGACTTGCCGTGCCCGGCGATGCCGGTGACCACCACGAACTGGCCGGGATATATTTTCCAAATCTGGTCGAGCTCCCACCAGCCGGTGCCGAGCGCATGCTCGGCAATGCTCTCGCGCTGCGGTAGGTCGGCAAGCGCGTAGATGCCGCGTGGCCGCGGCGCGGGTCGCTTGGGCAAGAGGCCATCGCGGGCATTGAGATTTTCGATCCCTTCTTCGAAGCCAATCACGTTCTTCACTAAATCACTCCCTCAATGCCGCTGTTCCATCGGAACTCGCCGTTCTTCGGCAGGATTGTTTTGCTCAGCCATTCCCGCGGGCTTCCCTTGGTAGCTGCTTCTTCAATCCGGGCGCGGGCCTTGCAGAGAACCTTCGGATCGTCCTCAGCACCGAGGCTGCGCAGAAGCTTGGCAAGCAAGCCGCCTGCCTCCTTGCCGAGAACTTCACGACCTCGGCGGAACAGATCGGTTTTTTGGTCAACCTCATTCGAGCGCGCGCCGTTGCGCGCCGCCGAAGGCGGAATGGGGGTGGGGGAGGAGGGGGA